TGGAACATATACTGTTACTACCGTTTATGCAGACGGTAAAGGTGGAACATATACTCAGACTACACAGGCTGGTACACAAAGTGCAGCAAACAATGCAACATCTGCTCAAGCACTTGCAACACAAACCAATCAAGCAAACGCTGCCGCACAGGCTACAGCATTACTTGAATCTTATGGTTTATCTGCAGATATTGGTGCTGGTCTTACAGCCCTTGCTCAAAATGGTCTTGACTCTACAACCATTATTAGCATTTTAGATGCTCCCAATCCAACAACAGCAATTACTGGATTAAATCTTCAAGGCTCACAATTAACCGCAGCCAATCAACTTGTTACATCATGGCAGGCTCGTTTCCCTGGCAATCAAGCCCGTATAGCCGCTGGACTTACCCCTATTGACCCTGCAACATATATCGCTAATGAAACAGCATATAAGCAGGTAATGACAATGGCTGGTATTCCAGCAAGTAGCCCACTTATGCAAACATCATATCTTGGCAATCTTATGGGTCAAGATGTTTCTCCAGCAGAAGTGGCTTCACGCGTATCAACCGCTACATCTGCAATACAAAATGAAGATCCAGCAGTTATTGCTCAATTGCAATCTCAATTTGGCCTTAGTCAATCATCACTTGTTTCACACCTTCTTGACCCAACCGTTACAGCACCTGTTATTCAACAAGAATATAACGCAGCAACAATCGCTGCAGAAGCAGCCCGTGCTGGTGTAGCAATCACCGTTGGTAATACTGGTGGCAATGTACAAGGTGGCGGATTGCTTAATAACAATTCACTTCAAATGCAATTGGCTGCACAAGGTGTTACACAATCTCAAGCCCAACAAGGTTTTCAGGCTATCGCAGCAGAACAACCAGCACTTCAATCAATTGCTGGTCGTTATGGAGCAGGAGTTACTGGCCCACAAAACGTTGGTCAAGCACTTACAGCCGCAAATTTTAATACCACAGGCGCTGCTGCAGCGCAGCAACAAATTAACTTACTTAAGACTGCTGAAGTATCAGCATTCGGCGGTTCAGCAGGTGCCGTTACTGGCAGCCTAGGTCCACGAGATACAAGCGGACTACAGTAAATAAAATCCGTCACTACTGACCAGCATAGATGACGCGTATTAAGACTGGTAGTAAGAGCCAATTAACCTTCCCCTGGGTGAAGTTGCGGCTTACGCATCCATCAATGAAAGGGAGTGCCATATGGCAAACCAATATGAAGACGAAGAAGACGATCTAGATGTGGAACAAGAAGTTCAATCAGATGGTCCTGCCAATCTACGCAAGGCTTTGAAAAGAGCAGAGCGTGAAAAGAAAGAACTATCTGAACAACTTGCCCAGATTCAATCAGATCTTCGCAGTCGTTCCGTCAAGGAAGTATTGGCAACGAAAGGCGTACCTGACAAGGTAGCCAAGTTTATACCAGGCGACGTCAGTACGCCAGAACAGATTGACTCATGGCTTGCAGAAAATGCCGATGTATTCGGCTTTGCACCCGCAGGTGAATCTGCTCCTACCGACCCAGAGAAGGCAGCAAATCAGGCATCGTATCAACGAATTAATGCCGCTACTCAAAACGCATCAACACCTACACGCGACGTAGACCTTATGGCCAAAGTCGCTGGTGCAAAATCTATAGAAGATCTAAATGCGTTAACAGGAAATGTAAGCCAACGCCGTCGGTAGTTAATTCTATCCATCGCACAAAAACCCTAAAGAAAGAAGGTGACACATGAGCAACGCATATACAGATACATCAGGCGGTTCCCTAGGTACTTCCCTAGTCAACGCAGCCTATGACCGTTATGTTGAATTCGCTCTCCGTGCTGTGCCTCTTATCCGCGACGTTGCGGACAAGCGTCCAGTACAACAGGCTATGCCTGGTTCGTCTGTAGTATTCCAGATTTACACAGACCTATCACAGGTAACAGCACCACTTTCAGAAGACGTTGATCCAGATGCTGTAGCCCTAGGCAACACAACAACTGTTTCAGTCGCTCTGAATGAATATGGAAACGCTTCACTTGCTACACGTAAGTTGGAGTTGTTCTCACTATCAGATGTTGACCCAGCAATTGCTGACATCATCGCCTTTAACATGGCTGACTCACTTGACACAAACGTTTTGAACGTCCTCGTTGGCGGACCAAACGCAATTGCTAAGGTAGGCGGCTCAATCGTTTCAACATACGCTGGAACTTACACCAACGGAACAACACAGAAGTCAATCATTGGAACTGACGTAATCTCAGCAGCAATGATCCGTACTGCAGTTGCTAAGTTGCGTGCTAACAAGGCTGTTCCACGCCAAGGAGAATACTACTGGACTGGTATCCACCCAGAAGTTTCATACGACCTACGCTCTGAAACAGGAGCAGGCGGATGGCGCGATGACCATAAGTATGCAGAGAATGGTGCGTCAGAATTTTGGCCAGGCACTATCGGAACATACGAAGGTTCTATGTTCGTAGAATCACCACGTTTGTTCAACACAACTGATGGTACAGGTTCAACAGGTAACACAGGTACCTTTGGTACATCTGGTTATACATATGCTACTGGCGGTACTCGTGTATTCCGTACACTCGTCGCTGGAAAGCAAGCACTTGCAGAAGCAGTTGCTGAAGAGCCACATGTTATCTTCGGACCAATTGTTGACAAGTTAATGCGTTTCCGTCCAATCGGTTGGTACGGTGTACTCGGCTGGAGCCGTTACCGTGACGCTGCATTGGTTCGCTTGGAATCAACTTCAAGCATCCACAACTCATAATTTGAGTTAGTTGTTACCTGCTCTCGCACGTGGGGGCAGGTGACAACACCCAACGAAAGGAAGCCATGACATACATCTTTAAACCGCCTACGGTGAATGAATCACCAGCAGGTTTTAGTCGTTTGTTTTGGCGCTATAAAATTGCACGTGGAGACAGCATTCTTGTCTATGGCACAGCCATTGTACGTGAGCGTACACCTGGAGTAGATGAAACACAAGCAGCAGATTACTGCTATTTGGGTGGACATGAATATGTCATTACTCAAACTGAAGTTGATATTTTAACAAATGGCGGTTATGGCTACTGCATAACCACAACGGCATAGGAGATAAAGTGACACCAGGCAGATATAATATTACTGTTATTAAAGGTACAACTTTTACACTTGCTCCTATTTGGAATATTGATAACCTTGCTGTAAACCTAACGGGTTACAATGCTGATATGCAAGTACGCGATGTAAGCAACAACCTTATTACAGAAATGTCTGTAGCCAATGGACGGGCAACAATTGCCGCTGGTCTTGGTCAAGTAACTTTTACACTAACCCCTGCTCAAACAACAGCGTTAGCCGCTGGTAACTATTTTTATGCAATTAACTACACAGATTCAGCAAACAATGTGTATCAAATTCTTCAAGGCGCATTTGTCGTACAGGCAAGCGTGGTACAATAATGACTAGCACAGTCAATAGTATTTCAACAGTTTTAATTCCTACAACCACAAATGTTTACAATGTGGCTATTCAGGAAAATCAAGTTATTGAACTAGGACCTGTCGGTCCTCAAGGCATTCAAGGAGCAAGCGGTGCAACAGGACCAACTGGACCATCTATTACAGGATCCAAAGGTAATACAGGAAGCCAAGGACAGACTGGCCCAACTGGATCCACAGGATCTACAGGAAGCACAGGCAATGTCGGTAGTACTGGATCCGCAGGTGTTACTGGATCTACAGGTAGTACAGGCAGCACAGGGCCTACTGGATCCACAGGGTCAACAGGAGTAACTGGTGCGCAAGGTAATACGGGTAGCACTGGTCCTACTGGCAGTGTCGGCAATACTGGCTCTACTGGTTCGCAAGGGCAAACAGGTCCAACAGGACCTACTGGAGCAATAGGTAATACTGGAGCCACAGGTAATACTGGGGCGACTGGTAATACAGGCTCACAGGGCAACACAGGCCCTACAGGGGCCATTGGAGCGACAGGCTCTCAAGGCAATACAGGCTCTCAAGGAAATACAGGTGCGACAGGTGCTATCGGCAATACTGGTTCTACTGGTGCCACTGGCAATACTGGTTCTACAGGCCCTACAGGATCAACAGGACCTACAGGTCCATCAGGCACACAAAATGCCCACGCATCGGTTGAAATAGCCACTGCAACGGCTTTAGCGGGTACGCCTACATACACTGCTGGTTCTTCTGATACAGAAAGCGGTACGGGCATTGGAGCCTATTTACAGGCTACTACCAATGGCTACCTTGTTGTAGATGGCACAACTTTTAATACACCACTTCCAAGCAACACGCGTGTTTTGGTCAAGAACCAAACACTTGCTACGCAAAATGGTATTTACACAATTACCAGTGCTGGTAGCGCAGCCACTACTTGGAGATTAACTCGCGCAACTGACTATAACAACTCAGTAACTTTACAAGTTGAACCAGGCGATTATGTATATGTTCTTACTGGTACAGCAGGCGCTGCTACATCTTGGATCCAATACAATACTGGTTCTAACTCTGATGGCTCTTTACGCATTGGTACAGATTCAATTCTTTGGAGCCAAACTTCTGGAATAGGAGTAACAGGTGCCACAGGAGCCACAGGAGCCACAGGTTCAGGGTCTACGGGAGCGACTGGCAGCACAGGACCAACAGGGCCGACAGGTAATACTGGAAGCACTGGCGCGACTGGAGCTACGGGGGCTGCTGGACAAACAGGGGCAACAGGTTCTGCGGGAAACACGGGCGCGACAGGCGTAACAGGTGCAAGCGCCACGGCGTTGCCAGATATGCTTTGGTTAGGCGCTATGTGATATAATGGCAACGGAATGAAAATTGCCGTTTATGCCATTGCGCTCAATGAGATACTTCATGCTGAACGGTGGGCAAAAGCAGCCGAAGGTGCCGATTATAGAATAGTAGCAGATACAGGATCTACA